CTTGAGCTTGTGCCTAAATATTTTATGTAATCGTTTCTTTTTGGCTTTTTATTTGTTTTCATTCTCTATGCTTTCTTTATAGTTCTTTGCTTCTTTTTTTCTTTGTCGTAATGAATCCAAATGGTCAGGATCTATTCTGTTAATTTCTCTTTGCATTTTTTTTGATCGTATTCTTGCTATTTCTTCATCAACAGTCATACATTGCCACATTCTTTCTAGCGAATAATAAACAATACTATACCTATAGCTTTTTTCGTGTATGTATTCAATAGGGCTCACACCGTGAAGTAAATCTTGCCCATCAAATATAGTTAAGGAATTATCAGCAACCTCAAGTGATATGTCAAGCTCTGGTATAACCAAATGACCACCATCAACATCTCCTTTGAAAACTATCATATTACTAAAAACACTTTTAAAATTACCACTATCATAATGATATTTTAATTGATTATTTTTATTTACTATGCCACTTGTAAATACACTACCATTAATAACCCATTGTTTTTTTACTTTTTCTTTTACTTTGTTTTTATGATCGTTATAAACTCGTGGAAAGAACTCGTGATAAAATTTTGCAACTTCTTTGGCATATCTACTTATTACATAGTGTTGTTTCGGGTGTGTTGTTCCCATTGCACTAGCACTACAAAAGTCTCTTTTATTTTCTTGCCTTGGGTTATATCCGAATACTGCGCTTGTGTTCACTAAACCGTGAGTTCTTTTACCTGTTCCATACTTTATGTTTTTTACTGCCCACCTAACATCTGTTGGCTTTTTTGGTAATATTCTGTATAATAGTATAGGTTTGTCTTGATGATATATAATTACATCTTCTGTTATGTGTCTTGATACATCAGACAAATGTGCAGTTCTTCTGATGTAATCTTTTTTATCTATTGGTTTTCTTTCTACATCTATTCTTTTCATCGCATATCTTTTAATCTTAATTCTGCGTTTCCTGTGCTTTTTCTTATATACATTTTACAATACTGTGGAAACATACTTTGTATCTGATAAATTGAATTATAAACATATTCAGGCGTTCTAATTGTTTGTAGCCCACCATTTTCTTTATAATATTTTGATTTAAAGGTTATATAGTCAAACCTTACCAAATTTTTGTTTTTTATGTACTGCCTAATACTTCTTTCATAATCTTCACCGTGGTTTGTTTTTGTAAACAGAAAAGGATCGTGTTGAACAATCTTCCCAAAACAAGCACCAATTATGTAACACAGTTTTGTGTATATTCTATGCTTCATAAAATAAGGGTTTGCAGCACCATAATATCCAAACATATATGCATTGTTTTTTTCACATTCATTAAATCCTCTAATTATAAAATCTTTTTCTAAATCTTTTAGTGGTGCTAAATTTTTATTATCAACTTTGAAATAAACACCTTCAAGATCATCGTCAAACTGCATCAACTTTGTGTTTTCTTCGTAGTATTTTGTTATAAATTTTCTTACTCCATTTAATGTTGGCACACCAACTACAATTTTATATTTCCCCTTTAGACTTTTATTATATATTTCTTTTTCTTTATCATTTGCAACAAAAACTGTTACCTTTTTTTTATCAATATTATATTTAGATAACAATTTTAAAGTTTTGTTTTTTATTGTTTCAGGCCTTTTGTATGATGGTATTGCAATTTTATAATCCATACTTTTGAATTAGAAACTTAAATACTTGTGTGTTGTCTGTTAAATTTTCTTTATCTCTAATTTTTTCTAGATCATTAATAGCTTGTTCGTAATCTTGTGCATTAAAGTACAATGTTATTTGTTTTATTTTTGCGTTTATGTATGTATCAAGTTCGTGGTCAAATATGTCTTTGTCAATGTCTGGCTCTTTGTCCTCATCAAAATAAATCTTTGGCAAGTCCAAGCCCCATTCTGATAGCTCTTTGATCTCCCATTCATTTGCTAATATATCCCAGTCCCATTCTCCAAAGTTACTGTTATCTTTAATTATAAACTGTTCTTTTTGTTTTTCAGTCCAACCCTCTGCTTTGATTATGTTTACTTTTTTAAATCCAGCTTCAACACAAGCACGAAGTCTCATATTACCACCGAGTACAACCATATTTTCATCTACAACTATCGGTCTTTTTTCTAACATTTCAGGAAAGTCTTTAATGCTTTTGACAAGTTTTTTAAATTTGTAATCTTTTATAACCCTTGGGTTTTTATCGTTGTATTTTATTTCTTCTATATTTACTATCATAGGTCTTGTGTTTTTAATTGTCTTGTATGATTGTCTATTCGTGTCTTTGCTGCCTCGAAGTATTCTTTTTCTATTTCGTACCCTGTCAAATCATAACCTAGATTATGACAAGCAATAGCTATACTTCCACTTCCTAAATGAGTATCTAATATTTTATCACCATCTTTACAGTAATTTATTAATATCCATTCATATATTGATACAGGCATTTCACAAGGATGTATGCCTTGCCTACCTTTAGCAACAAAGTTTGTCCAGGTTTGTTTATACAATTCTATTTTTTTATGATATGAACAAGATGCGATTACACATTTTGAAAAATTGGGCATAGGTTGATTTTTTATCCAAACAATAGCACCTCCATTTTTTTCAAAGCAATTATAATAATTAGCACCAAATATTATTCTATTTTTACTAACCCTTTTTAGTTCTTTAAAATATACATCTGTAGGTGTTTCATCATTCCAATCAACTTTTTGACCTCTATTTGTTTGCACAAAATTACCAATACCAAAAGGTGGATCAACGATAGCCAAGTCAAATTGATTTTCTGACATTTCTTTCATTGCTTCCATACAGTCTTGATTATAAATATTTATCATAATGTACCTCTTAGTGTGTAACTATCAATGTCAGCACCATCAACGAAAAATTGTTGATACCTAGATATTGCTTCGTAAGTTTTTTCTCTACCACTATTATAAAATTCTTCACTACATTCAAATATACCAATGTCTAGTGATGCTTTGTCAATAACTAAAAATACAAAATTTTTGTAATCAATGTCAAATATGGTAGAATAAATAAAAGCCTGAACATCATAGTGTAACTTGTATGGACTTCCTGTTACATATTGTTTCTTTTTATCCCAGAGTTCTATATCACTTGTTGTTTTTATGTCAACAATCTTTTTTCCACACAACACATCAGCCTTGCCACGAAAGGCTAGACCATTTATAGATCCGATCTTCGGCACCTCGTATTCACATTTTGTCAATAGCTTTAGTGCTTGTTCGTTTCGATATACTGCGTCTTGTAATCTTTCTACCTCTTCCCTTTCTTTTATTGTGAACACATTTTCGTTTTGATCATTTGCTTCCTTAAATTTTTTTGTTCTTCTACTTTGAACATCTATAAAAATTAATTTTTCAAACTTCTCAGGCTCTAATATTGCACAATGCGTTAGCCAACCTATCATCATTGATGAGGTCATAGGTTGTGCATATTGTGTAATGTACTTATATTTTTTTGGGCTTTTTAAAAGGTGTTTTATTGAAGAACTACTTAATGCGTTTTTACCAAGGTAATCGTAATAAAAATCATCATTTTTCATTTTGTTTTCCAAATCGAGAACTTCCCAAGTTTCCGAGTTTAACAATGTTATCTGCTTCATTTAATTTGCTTTTTAAATTATCTATAATTTTTTCGTATTCTTTTATCGTTGATCTATGTTCTTCTTGCAGCATATTATAATCAATCAGTAATGTGTTTGTATATAAGTGCATTTGCACAACACATTGTATCATTTCGTTGGTTGTTGGTTTTTTTGTTTGCTCGTATTCTTTGGTTAATATCTCTGCAATATTATTAAAGTAGGCTTTATAAATTTGTATATGATGACTTTTCACGTTTATTTATTTATACAAAAATAAAAAAAATATTTGACTTCAATTTATATTTTTTATAAGTGCTAGCCTTTCGCTAATTAAATAGCAATCTTTTTGTATTTTTTTTGAGTTCCATAATGTTGTTTGTGGGCACCATATAGTTTTGATCCTGTCTAATTTTAAATTATTTAGCCAAAAGAGATAGTTAGCTTTAGGATCGTTTACAAAATATAGTTTTTCAATATGATCATCCATAGCCATCAGTTTGTCGTATTTATATTTTTCAAGTAGTTTGTCCTCGTAATAATCATTTCTAAACTTCATTTCTATTACGCATTCGTGTCCTTTTGGTGTGTAACCTCTTGCATCATAATGCTCATAATTACCACCTGACCATTTCAAATCCCACCCATCAATATTATAAATACCAACTATTGCTTTTTCTAATTTATGTATTTCATTTATTTTAAACATTCACTCACCTCTTTAATCCATTGATTAATTCTTTTCGCATTACAACTACAAAAGTTAGGTTCGTGATATTTGTGTTTTTTATACTTTGCGTGAAGTTTACACATAATTAGAAAGTCATCATAATCTAAATTGTTGCCTATTCTTTTTGTTACTTGTTGCCATAGCTTTTTATCTAAAGCTTTATCTTGTTCCATTTTTTTCTTCTTTTATCACAGTTGCAATCAGGGTAAATTTTTTTCCATACATACCTAATGCCTGTGTATTTTGTAATATAATATACTAAGTCTCCTAATCTCATAATAATTCTTTTAATTTGTTTTTTACTTTATTGTATGTTCTGTATAAACTATAATAACTAATTTTTGTTTTCCTGCTTAATTCTTTTATACTTACGCCACTTTCTATAATTCTATATATTTTTGCATCGTACCAAAACATACTATCAAGCTCTTTATTCATTCTAACATAAATTTTTTCAAAGTTTATTTCTTTTACACTTTTAAATACTTTTTTTTTCTTTATATAATCTGCGTCTATACTAATAACACTAACTTTTCTTTTTTTTAGCAAAAGATTAATAGCCATATGCCGAAGCATCTGATATATGTATAAATAGTTTATATCGTTTTTATATGACAAATCTTTACCATTGTCAATATATTTCAAAGTTCTAATATACATTTCCTGTACTAAATCCTCTGCATAATCATCTGCACCAAAAGATTTAGCTATACGTATCCAGTCTTTGTGTCGCTTTGTTAAGTGGTATTTTTGTTTAGAAGGGTGCATTGATCTGTTCAACCAATGCTAAATTTAGTATTTTTTTTCCATTTAGTTCAAACCCCACGTTATTTTTAATTGATTTTAATATTATAGGGTTGTCAATCGGAGTTGGTCTGCCACCTGTGTCGTTGTCTTTTACTTTTCTAATATGTATGTGGTTATTCATCCATTCAGTTGGATGCTGGGTGTATCTATGCACTACAATAAAATCATCTGCCCTGTTTACAAACTTGCCACCACCCTCAACATCACTTGCTAATGGAGGTATAGGATGACCTGCGTAATCGTGTTGTAATGGATGTTTTATTCTCAAAGCATTTGTGTTTGCGTGAGTTGTTAGCCAAATAGATATGTTATGCTTTTTACAAAATAATCTCATTTGACTTGTTGCTTCATAATCGTACTCGTGACTATTAATACCCTGCATTAGCTCACGATCTTTAAACAGACTATTATAAGGATCAATCAAAAACCCATCGTAGTTCCAAGCATCTTTTACTGCTTCTGCAAACTTTATTAAATTTTTGAAAGTGTAAGTTTCTTGTGCATCAATAAATTTAAAATGATCAAAAACAAACTTTGCGTGTTTGTCAAACTTCTCTGTTGATATTTTGTTTATTGGTTGTACTGCAAGAAATTCAATAAGTTTTTTTATGATTGTGTGGCTATCGTTCTCACTAGAAAATACAAGCCATTTTATTTTGTGCTTCAATGAATAAAGCAACATTAGAAAAAGTGTTATAGTGGTTTTGCCTGTGTTTGCGTGTCCAAGTATTATATTGAAGTTGCCCTTTTTAAATCTAAAGTATTCATCTATTTCAGATAAATCTAA